CACGGGCTTTTTGATCAACTTGGGGCGGCGACTGAGTTGCCGGAGGGGTTTGTACCGCACTTTCTTCGCGCTGTAAAGAACCTTCCCCGCTTTTCAGTTTGTCTTCTTCAATTTTTGCTGCGGCAAGTGCATCCTGCGCTGCAATCAGAAGTCCAGAATCCCCCGTCTCATACGCTTGTTGGAGCTTGCGTTTGGCGTCTGCCAACTCAGCATCGACAATTTTCTTGCGCTCCGTAGCCTTGAGTCGCTTATTCTCCTCGGCCAATACTACCGCTGCACGTAGCGCTTCTTCGCGTTCGCGCAACGCGGTTTCCTTGGCTCGGCGCTCATCGTGGTATCCCTTGGAGAAGTGCTGGATGCGCTTCTTGACGCTGTCACTGTATTGCGACAACTCCTCATCCGTGACCTCCGCAGGGGGGTCCTTCATCGGAGTACGGCCCCGGTCTACCTCGGGGGTATCGTCTACAACCTCAATCTCGGTTTCGCCTTCAACTTCAACCTGAATCTCTTCCGGCTTTTCGTCGGGGAACCGAAAAGTTTCTTCGTGCTGGTGGTTTTGCATGAGTTACTCCTTAACCGCGCTTGATGCCACGGGGATCTTGCACAACCGCCTCGACGCTATCGTCGTTGATCAAGCGGAACTCTTGGCCGTGGATCTTCAGCCGCGTACCCGTGTTAGGCCGGACAAGCACGAAGTCACCAACTTTGCATGAAGGCCCACTGGGAAAGCGCAGCGGATCTTTGTAGCAGTCTGGCCCCATCTTTGCCACGAACAGCACCGGGCTCATTACCTCTTCAAAGTGCATGGTCTGACCCGCCTTGGCAAGTCCGCTCTCATACTCTTCTTCTGCCTTGGGGAGTACGCACAGCAGGTGGTAAGTCACCGGATCAGGCACTTGTCGGGCCTTTTCTTCGTCGGTCTGCGGCAACACGGTCGTGTTTTGGCCGTCGCTCAGGAGTAGTTCACTCATCGTCATTTTGCTCCATAGTTCGCACGAGGTCGGTGATAAAGGAATGCGCTAGAGAAAGACCCCGGATTTCTCCACACATCGACTTGTACTCGGGGAAATCTTTTGAAGCACCCGAGATGAGAACCTGCGCGAGTGCATCGCGCCGCTCTTCGATTTCTTTCAATACCACGGAAAACGCAGTGGTAGCCATGACTCGTCCTTACTGTTTGGGTTGGGGTTTGGGCTTGGGCTGTGCAGCGCGTTGTGCGGCCTGCTGCGCTTGCTGTTGCATGCGCATCTGGCTTGTTTGGGTCTGTTGCCTGACCTTCTGCTGGTGAAGCTGCTCCTTGTGTTGCATGTCCTGCTGCGCCATAGCCGCCTTCAGGCGGGGGTCCTCACCCTGCTTTCTCTGGGCATCAAGCGCCAACCGGGCTTGTTCAATCTGCAGCTTGCCTTGAGCGATCTGGAAATCCCGCTGGCTGTCAGCCTCCTTGCGCCGCAACTCCTCGGCCTTCAACTGCAGCTCGGCCTGCTTCATCTGTACTTCAGGGTTCTGGGCCATCTGCTGCGCTTGCTGTGCCTGGGCCTTCTGCATGTTGTTTTGCAGCAACTGTTGCGAGGCTTGCGCCACGAGACGACTCAACTGGACTTCCGTGTTCTCATCCAAGTCAGCATCAGGCGCGGTCAACGGCACGCCCAACTGCTCTTCCACCTGGGCCCTGTAGCTGAACGCCAAGTGCTGCGAAATGTGGGCCATGATCGCTCCCATCATCTGTTGCGCCATCGGACTCTGCCCAAGCATCTGCATGATCATGGGGTCCTTCATCAGGGCCATGTGTGTCGCAATGTGGGCTTCGTGGTCTTGGTAGATAAACGCCTTGGTCGGCTTGCCCGTCAAGAACGCCATGTTCTCGGAAATAGGGTCTTTCGGCGTCTGATCGTCCTCGATAGGCACCAACTTGGCCGCGTTCTTGATCCCCAAAACCTCAAGCATCTGCCGGTGCAACTGCGGCATGTCGTAGATCTGCGGAGCCCCTTGTGCGAGTTGCAGTGCAGCTTGGTACTGCATGATCCGCTGCGCCATAGTGGCCGCGTTAGGGTCGCTGACCGGGATGATCTCCACTTGGTCGTAGTCAGACTGCTTGACCGACCGATCACCGCCTTCTGGGGTGTAGGAATAGTCCGGTGGCAGGAAATCACGGATAACCTTCTTCAGGAGCTTGAACTCCATCTTCAGGCTGTCATGCACCCGGGCCTGCACAGCGCCCATGATCTTGAGTTGACGCTCAAGGATAGCCAGCGTCGTACCCACTGGGGCCTGGGCAGACATGTCACTGATCTTCAGGTCAGCAATAGCCGCCAGACGCCGCCCGTCATCGGTAAGCTGCTGCAGCAACACCGCCAGAACCTGACTCGGCTCCTTGTACGGCAGGGCCATGATGTTGTCTTTGACCGTCCCGCTGGGGATGTCCACATCCCTGAACTCGCCCGGAGCAATCGGCGTGTCGTCGCCCTTGATACGCAACCCACGGCTCTTCAAGCCACCGGGCAGGTTGCTCAGGGTGCCAGCATCGACCAATTGGCGCAGAATCGACGTACCCGCACGGGCGTACCCGCCCACGAGGTTGATCAAGCCAATGCCGTATGGGCCGAACCCAGGCACGTACGTGTACTGAGAAAAGTGCTGGCGCTTGAGCCTGCGGGAATCCGACTCGTCCCAGTTACGTCGAATAGCCAGAACCGTGGATGTGCCCCGGTCGATGGTGACAACGTAAGGGAGCGCGATACCGTCTTCGTCCTCATCCCCAGGCATATTCCAGTCAATATGCACCTCAAGGATCTGATACCGGTCGTCGTCAGTGAGTGAGTACCCCTGCTCCTCGGCTTTCTTCTTCTCCACGTCCGTGAAGATCCGCACGGGCTCCCCAAGCTCTACCTCACGGTAGAACCCTTCTACCTGCAGCTTCTTGATCTCGTTCTCGGTCTTACGCATCACGTGGGTTACACGCTCGGCGCTGTAGATATTCGACGCCCCGTACGGGATGACCATGTCCTCTGCGGGAATGAACGGAGCAGCAGGACGCTCAAGGCTGGGGTCGAAGTAGATCTTCTTGAACGCGGACCCCGACAGGCCCAGGTTGAACAGCATCCGCTCGTGCTCCGACCGGTACTCCACCATCTCTTCTGTGAGGCGGAAGTTCATGTCGTCCTGCACGCGTATCGCAGCTTCCTTCTTCTCCTGGGTCTCCTCCCCGATGATCTGCGTCTTAACCGGTCCTTGAGCCGGGAATGTCTCCGTGATCAACTCAGACTGGAATCTGACTGCAGCCTCAGTCAGCAGCGGGGAATACGCACCACATGCACCGTTCCACGGCTCGGTACGCTCCTCATACTTCATGCCCAGAACTTCCAACCCCTTGACATAGGCTTCGGCCCAGTCCTTGCGCGAGTTGATGTCCGCATCCACCAAGGCAATGATCTCGGACGCCAGGGACTGCATCTCCCCCTCGTCCATGAACTCCGCGAGGTTTGCGTCAAAATCTTCCGCCGTAGGGGTTTCCGGCGTCAATTCAATCTCGACCCCATCAATTCCGATGTTTACGGCTTCCGGGTCCTCGATTTCAATCTCGATGGCGGGCTCGTCCGTCATGAGCATAGGGTCCATCGGGGAGAGTGCGCTGTCGATGTTTGTAGCCATGATCTGTCCTTAGTAGTAAGCAGTACGCCGGCTGCTCTTGAAGTACCGTTGTTCTTCCCGCTCGTCCGTAGGCAAGCGTACAAACCCACCTTGGCGAAACCGCATCAGCGCCATCACCGTGGAGTCCACCAAGTCGTCGTTCGACATGAACGGGAACCCGGCAATCTCCTCCACAACCTCTTCAGCCCATCGGGTTTGTGGCACCCAGCACAGCTTGGACTTGACGATATCGGCTACGGAGTTGAGTCGGGCAAGTTTATCCCCGGAACCCCTGTGTGGGGTGTATTCCTGCACGGGCAACCCCATGCGCCGCATCTCCTGATACAACGCCGTACCGCTGGACTTTTTTTCAACGATGAACGAATCCGGCTCCCACTGTTTGTACTCTTCCAGCGCCAGCGCCTTCAATTCTGGGAACTCCAAGCGCTTCTTGATACTGTTGAGCAGGATGATGTTGTGGCAATCTTCCTCATCGTTGAACCACACACCCCAGGTAGTAAGCGCCGTGAAGTCAGCACGGTTGTGGGATTCCGCTGCCGCGTCCAAGGACATGATGACGTACTCGCACCTGGGCGGGTCCTCCCCTTCCCAAGTGTTCCACCACTCCCGCTTGATGACCGACGCTTCTTCGGCGGTGGGGTTCTGCTGGTACTGAGCATTCCACTGGAACAACGGCATGGACGCCTTGGTCCGTAGCAGGGCAGAGACGTCATAGAACTCCGGCCACAACGCACTCTGCGAACCACCATTGCGTTCAAACAACGCGGGGAACTCCACTACCTCATACTGATCTGCGTCGGGGTTCTGCCCCATATCCTTGGTCACCCGACCCGTCAGGTCACTCAAATGCCAGCGGGTCTGGATGATGGCAACACGTCCACCCGGCATGAGACGCGTACGGGCACCGTATGTAAACCACTCATACGCCTTGTCGAACACCTCAAAGTTGCCGTTGATGATGTCCTGCTCGTTATGTGGGTCGTCCACCAGAAGCAAATCCGCACCGCGCCCAGCCAGCGCGGAACCTACGCCGCAGGCGTAGTATTCGCCCCCTACATTTGTATTCCACCGACCCGCAGACTTGCTGTCCTGGGCCAGGAACACCGTAGGAAACACCTGCTTGTAAGCATCGGTGTCGATGATGTTACGCACCTTACGCCCGAAGTCCACGGCAAGATCTGACGTGTGCGAGACCATCAGCACCTTCTTGGTAGGGTACTTGCCGATGAACCACGCCGGGAAATAAATCGACACAAGCTGGCTTTTGCCATGCCGGGGCGGGATGTTCACGCACACCCGATCCTTCTTACCTTCGGCAATCGCCATCAGCATGTCAGCCAAGATCCGGTGATGCTTACCTACCTTGTAATCCGGCTGTATGTGCTTGCAGAACTCGATCAGATCGTCCCGACAACGCTGGGCCTGACGCCTGCCTGACAGGGCTTCTGCAATCTGCAGGATCTCCTCCTGCTCCGAAGAGTCAAACTGCTCGATGTTGGCAACCAACAGATCGATATCGTCGTCTGTCAGGTCATCGAACGTGTCTGCAACGGTCAATTCAGCTCCTCCGGAGCCATCCCAAGCTCCGCATCGAGGTCTACAACCAGCGGAATATCCTCTACAGGGGCGGAATTGATGACATTTGCATCTTCCACATCGTTTTTCAGGGCTTTGGAACGCAACGCCTGGAGCTTTTCACGCAACGATTGCTTCAAATCGTCCGTAGAACGGTGGGTAACCGTCACTTCCGAGCGTTCCGTGAACAAACCAACGTCAGAAATCTTACCCAGAAGCTCTAAAGCACGAATACGCACCCTGGGATCAGGGTTTGACGCCTCTTGGAGCAGCTTGTTAGTAACAAACGTCCGAATCTGGACCGCATTACGCACCACCACATGGCTGAACTCCTGCAACGCATCCTCCAACTGCAGGATTGCAGCGGGGCGCATGGCCGAAAACTTCGCCGGAGTCATGGATTTGTTGGTGGCCTCCTCGTCCTTGGCGTACGAAGTCAGTAGCTTTTCGACAACTACGTCGTCTTGGGGGTCATGCACCAGGGTTTCGGGGTCCAAACCATTCTCCAGAAGCACATGGATGGTCTTACATGCAGCAGCAGCCCGTTCACGCAACGTCGCGTGGGGCATATCCTCAGGGGGAACGATAACCCCGAGGTCTGGAGTAATAACTAGCTCAGGAGCACTAGGCATAGATGTTCGCAACTTGGTATGGAACCAAGCGTGATGCGGAACATACCACAAAAATTGCAAAACACAAGGAGGTTGGGACTCCTACCGGGGGGTGTTTCTATATAGACGGGGGTGGGGTAGCGCCCTAGGGAATAAAAAGTTAGTAGGCGCTTACAAAGCCGAACGTAAAAAGTGGGCATCGCGGGCGCGGAATAGTAGCACCTAGCGGCGCGATGGAACCAAACGTCATTTTGGGGGGTGCCACCCCGGTGGGTCAATTGCCCGTAGGTTTCTACAATCAATCCCTGCCATCCCTTGCCATAACATGTCAACCCGTTACAGTTCGTCTCATGGCATCGCTGACCACGATGCCACGTACACGGGTTACCCGGTACAACATGGTCGGTTGATTGAAAGGATCAATCATGGCTCCACGTATCAACGCACCCAAGGGTGCTATCGCCTCCGCCGCTGAGGTTCTGGTAAACGCTCAATCCGCCCCCGCGACGGATGACGATTCGAATTGGATTCCGGCCACCGAGGGTTTCATCGACGGGCGTTATGGTCTGGCAAAGGATCCTGAGGTTCGGCAGGTGTTGCCCCTCGCCATGAAGGCCACCGATGCTGCTGCTGTCACATGGGCGGTTCTGGCTGACCTTCTGTACGGTAAGGGTATCCGTGCTGGCATGTTGACTGGCAAGGACATGGTGGAAGAAACCCGCAACGAGGTTCAAGACCTTGTGACTGTTACGCGTTTTGGCAACACCATCGCTGCGGTTTACATGCGCGACGGTCAGGAGTTCAAGATTTCTGCGGTCGAAGACCTCCGCGCTTCCGATGATCGCAAGTCGATTCACTGGAAGATGATGAGCGAAGAGCGCAAGGACTTTGTGAAGATCCGCGCTGGCAGGGTTCGGGCTTACATGTCCGACTTGATCGAGCAGCTCCGTCGATTCGATACCGCAGCGCCTAAGGGTAAACAACCTAAGGCAACCCTGGAAGAGCGCTACCTTACGCTACTCGGTCCGGTTCTGTTGTTCCTGCAAGGGATCGACCTGACCAAGGAAGACCCTAAGTTCGAATGGCGCGAAGAGTTTGACGCAATCAGCGCTGCAGTCGACCGCGCCAAGACCGCCAAGAAATTGGCAGTCGGTTGATACCCTGACCCCTTCAAGCCCCACTTCGGTGGGGCTTTTTTTCGTCCCTACACAGTCAAAACACCCCGCATCCCACACACCACACCACAACCCCGCAAGGGGATCGAGACCAGTTCTCCGAGCAGCGGGGAGGGGCACAACCAGCCCCGCGCAGCGGTGCGGACCACATTGCCCGTAACAAACCTACACCCATTTCAGCACCCCAACACCCCGAAACCAGTTCTCCGAGCAGCGGCGAGCGGCCCAATCGGCCCCCAAAACGTATTGTTCGTAACGTAGCTACGACCATTGTGGGTAGTGTTCGTTTGTACTATGTTCGGATTGTTCTAATGTAGTTGGATGGACTGTTCGTAATGTTCGGACTTGTAATGTTCGAATGTTCGGGTTGTTCTAATGTTCTGTGTTCCACGTTTTGGGTTGTTCGAACGTAGTTGGATGGAATGTTCGGGTTGTTCTAATGTAGTAGTTTGGAATGTTCGGATTGTTCTGTAGCCAATCTGGCGACCATCACCTGTTTTCGGTGCCTAATGTTCTTGCAATGTTCGGAATGTTCGGATGGTCACAGAACATTATCTAGAAGTGTCAACGCGTTGTAAGCAGTCCTATCTACCACCACCTAGTGGTGTATCTTACATAGTAAATCTTATTAAATCTTAGTAATTCTTATAATGTTCGAATGTTCGGTAGGTCAGGGGGTACTAAGGGGGAAAAATGGTCTGC